AAGTAACATACATCGAATCTGCTTCACATGAGAGAACTTGATAGGTGTAGGCAACCGCTTGAGTCCAACTTCCAGTATCATTATATCTTGTTACAATTCTTACTGTAATACTGTTACCTACCAGACCACCATAATCTTCTATATAAGACTGGAGCAGTCTTTCTGGGTTGCCTACTCTTATACCTAATGTAGGTATCTCACCTTTAGATACCATTTTTCTTTCGTCTATCTCAAAAGGAAATGCAGTATAAGTTGTGCTATTAAAAGTGATATTCTCTGTATTTCTCACAAGGTAGACAGTATCCGCATTAGTCAACTGCACTTCCAATAAGAGTAACCAAGGAGCCTCACCAGCTAATTTATTCTTTTCTAAGATAACATTGGAGTCTAGAGTTTCCATACTATACTTCCTTCAATGCAAAATCAACATCCCAGTAAGTGTTAGTTACATAACTATACTTAGGAAGCTCTTCGAATCTGACAGCAGTAACACTAGAATTCTGTGGGTTAACCCAAGTAAATGTATATGCCCCTTCTCTAACAGAAGTAACAAATCCTTCTAATAAGCTCTTGTCTGAAGTTGGCATATACTTGTAGTTCACTCTCCAAGTCTTCCTACCACGTCTAGTAAATTTAGGTCTTGTATGTACGTAGCCAGCTTCATAAGGCGTTCTTATTGTTCCGTCTTCTACCTCTTCTTCTAAAGGATATGAAGGAAGCATAGTTAATGTAGGATATGTGTATGCCATTATCTCCCCCTTACTCCACCAACTGCATGACGCAGAGGACCATAGTTTTGTGTAAGTTCTTTAAGTACAACGTTCACGATATATTTATCTCCATCAAATTTCACTTCACCCTGTTTTGCTTCTACAGGCTTTGATGTCTGGTTAATAACATTAACTGTGGTATTGTTTCCACCACCACCTAACTGATGATTAGGAATGATAGTTCCACTTGTATCTGGCACAAATAACTCAGGACCCTTCTCACCAACTAGAGCAACTCTATTAAGTTTAGGTCTACCGCCAGCAGCATATCCTATTTCTGAAGGGCTAGCATAGTACCAATCACTACCACCTCCTCCACTAAATAAACCACTTAAGATGTTGCTCCCACCACCACCTCCACCAGCAGAAGCTGCAAAAGCTCTAGCAGCAGCAGCAGCTTCTAACAATGCAACATTTAACGCTTCAAGATAGGTTGCAGTCATAGGAAGTTGTGTATTTAAAGGACTCCAAGCAGCTTCCTCTCTTGCTCCAATTCCCATATAATTTTTCATATCTGCTGGCTGCCAGTTAGCTAACTGCTGTTCTTTAGGCATAAACATATTCTTAAGCCAGTCAGTCATTCCAGCCATTACAGGCTTAATAGCTGTTGTCTTAATTATTTCCATTGTTATTTTCTTTAAAAGGTCAATAAGAATTTTCTCCATATTCTTACCACCTTCCATAATATCCTCAAATAACGCCTCAAAAGAATCGTTTATTCCATTTATAGATGTCTCAAAACTACTTTTTATATTTCCAGCTACATCTCCAAACTGAGCTGACATCTCTTCTGCTGCTTTACCCATAACTCCAGAAGCACCGAATTTCTTATAGATATACTGAATATCATCATACATCTTCTGGTTTATTTCTATTAATTTTGAAGAATACTCATCCCAAGCTTTTCTTGACTCTTCAAAGTATTGATTTTCTGCTCTACTCCAATCAGCATAAACTTTTAGCCTCAATGGAGAATTCTCAGAATATAAATCTGCTTGCTTCTTTATAAGTTCATTCGCTTTTTGATATGATTCCCAAGTTACTTTTGCTGATTCTAGTCTGGCATCTTTAACTTGTTCTAGAGCATCTAGTTCCTCATCATAATATTTCTTTGGGTCGTATTGTTTCTTGCCATACAAAAATTCTCTAACTTGTTTTTCTCTTTCAAGAGAAGATTGGATTATTCCTAATCTTCTATCTGAAGCTGTTTTTGTAGAATCAGCTACGAACTTATTATACGAATCCACCATCTCTGTCATATCCTGAATAGTGGTTACTTGGGCTTTTCTTATAGCATTTTGAGTTTGTATATTTATCTCTACTATTTTTCTTGAATGTTCTAGCCAAGCATTTCTATAGTCTGCATCTATTGCCTTCTTTTGCTCATCATCTTTTCCCTTAGGACGATTTCTCTGATAAGCTTCTTCTATATCTAGCCACTTCTTATTTTCTAATTCTATCTCTTTAGTATTAGATTCCTTAATTATTTCAACTTCTAATTCCGCAGCTTTACTTTTAGAGTAGACCCCCAATGTTACAAAATCTTGTACTATTCCTAATTTTTCTTTCTCTTTATCTTTAACTACTTTTATCTGTTCGTCATATTCCCTCTTTATATCTGATAACTCTCCAGAGAATCTTGCCTTAGGAGTCTTTAATTCAGGAACATTCTTTAACGCATTCTTTTTGGCTTCATCTAAACTTTTCAAAGAATCAATTCTAATTCTTGTTTGGGCTAAATCTGCTTTCTTAGTCTCAAGAATCTTTTTCTGAGAAGAAATATATTCATCTGAATACGTTTCTTTTTGTACTTGAAAGTTTGATAAGGATTTATTTTCCCTTAATAACTTGTTATACTCCTCCATTCCTTTTATCTTTTCATTCAAAGCATTAACTTCAGCATCCTGTGCTGCTTCCATAGCCTGTGCTTCAGGTAGACCTAGCTTTCCTACATTTTCAGCATACTTAGCACTTGTTTCCTGTGCTTCAGCCAGCCCTGCTCTTTGTTTCTTGTTGTAATTTTCAACTAAAGAAACAATACCAGATATAGCTAATATGGCTAACAATACAGGTAAATTTGTTGACCAAAAAACCTTCAATGCAAATGACAAGCTTGTGAGCATAGCTGGAAGTGAACCTAATATTCCAAGGAATGTTCTAAATGCGTGAGTTGCAGCAAGTACTCCTGTTATTTTTGATGCAAATGCTACTAAAAGAACAGTTGTAATTACATTACCTAAAAATTTTAAAGATTGCCCTGTTCCTACTACCATATCTATTAAAGCTCTAAGACCTTCTACAAGAGGACTAAGAAGTCCCCATAACCCAACGATAGCTCCTTTTACAGCAGTAAATGCCCCAGATAGGAATTCCATTGTACCGTATGCTAGTTTTCCTGCTGGACCTAATTCTTCAATATTATGTTTAGCCATTACAGCAGCATCGCCTACAGCTAATAATGCTCCTAATAGTGTGTCATTAATCATGGCTACCATATCTCTCATTACTCCATTAGAAGTAAATATAGAGCCAGATAATTCTCTCCATCGGTTATTCATTATTTTTAACTGAGATGCAACTGTTCCTGCAACATCTTTCGCTGAAGCTGCTAATCCTCCCTCGGCTGTTTGTATATCCCCGACAAGAATTAAATATTTCTCCAAGAAATCTGTTGCTGCACTTATAGACTTTATCCTTTCTGGTCCAAAAATACTTGTCAAAGCTGATAAAGCTGATTTTGATTTTGCTCCAGGTTCTCCTAAAGCTGTTCTTAATTTCCTAAGAATATCCACAAACTGGTCAGCTAAGGTCATATCCCCTTTAATATCTATTCCAAGTAGTTTAAGTTTTTCCCCAGGAATCTTTTTGACTAATGTCTCTATCATACCACGAAGAGACCTAGCAGCAGAACCAGCTCTACTTCCTAAGTCTGTAACTAATACAGAAAGTGCTAACATTTGGTCTATAGAAAATCCAGCTAACCTAGACATTTCACCTAAGTGCTGAGTAACCTGCACAAACTGTTCTGGTCTGATAACACCTTTAGCCTGTGCCCGTAACATCTTTTCAATTATTTCAACTATTTTCTGCCCTTCGTTAGCTGTCCCCTTCATGCTATCTTTCATAGCATTATAGACACCAGTTATAGCTACTCCAAATTGTTCTGCGTTTATCTCTGGGAATGCAGTTCTTAGTTGAGCTAATTGCGGAACTATAGACTTTACTACCTGCTCTGGGATACCAGCACCTATAAATGATTCAGCAGCCTTTGCTAATTCTTCAAAAGTTACAGGAGCATCTATAGCAGCCTTTCTAAGTTCTATAATTAATTCTTTTACATTTGCCTTTACCTCATCAACAGACCTTTTACCTGTAGCACTCCATCTTAAAAGTTTTCCTTCCCACTCATCAATAACTTTACCGAATTCAAACCCTGTACTAAGTGCTGAACCAACAAGCCTCATAGGTTCAAAAATCAAGAACTTTGAAGCATACCATCTAGCCTGCCAAAACATTGTATCTTTAATTTCTGTTTTTAATAAGCTCCAAGTAAGAGCAAAATTCCTAATAGACATTCTGCCACTTTCCATTCCATGCATTACAAGTTCTTGAGAATTTCTATACCTTGTTATATCCTCAACCATACCTTTGTCGGCTATCTTTCCATTCTCTCGTAACCACTCATTGGCTCTAGCAACAGCTTCTTTGGCTTTTTGTATCTTATCTGCTGTACTTATTAATCTTCTACCTAAATTTTCTCCCCATCTATCTATAGCAGCATTTGTAAACGTCTTTATTTGGGTTTCATTTAGGTCAGCTAATATAGTTTTAAATCTTTTAGCTTCTTCTCCTAACTGCTTGTATCCTGGACCAGATAAAAATTGTCCTTTTCCATACTGCTGCATTAGAGGTGTTTGTAAAGAGCTTTTAGCTGCTGATATTTGAGTACCCACTCTTTTACCAAAATCATCGAGGGTATTTCCTATATTTATACTAAAAGCACTTTTCTCGTTTATAGCTTTAACTGTTTTGTCTACAGCTCTTTCTATATCCTCTATAGCTTTCGTTGACGCTTTTATATCTATGAGAACATCTATTTTCTTATCGGCCAATTTTCTTATCCTCTATTATTTCTAGTTCTTTATCACAGGTAGAGCAGTCCATATCTGGATTAGCAGCTTTGCACACTTTACAATATTCATCTTGAGTATCCGATTGAGTTTTAACTCCTAAGAAAGACAATACAGCCTCCCTAAAAAGAACATCCCTAGACTTGTACTCTAAATAAGGTCTTGTTTCTTCTACTGTAAATCCCCATAGGATATCCTGACCTTTTAAAATATCCCCACCAGATAAAGCTACACAGATGTTGGTGACCCACTCACTGTCTGATTCATCTTTGTTGCTACCTTTTCTACGGTCTCTCTTATCTTTTCTACTAGAGAAGAGACTGGGGTGCATTCGAAAAAATCTTCTACAATTCCTAATGTCTGTTCTGGAGACATTTCAAAAGCTAGCTCTAAAGATAAAGCTTTAATATCTTTATCTTTTAAAGAAACTTCTGGCTCATGAAGAACTACAGCAATGGCTTCTGGAAGCCTATCTCCAAGACCCATCATTAATGACATTATATCATCTCCAGAGAACTGTACATCCTTAATGATATTTATTAATTGCTGAAGTTGTCCCATTACAAGAGGCTTCATTGTGTAAGTTTTGTTACCTATAACGTAAGTGTAGATTTTTGTTTCCATAATCCCCCCTTGGATTAAGTTTTAGAGATGCCCCCTCACTGACGGAGGGGGCGTGAGGTTTGCTACATTAACATACCCTGTGTCTGTAAATTCCACAAGATAATTTTGAAAGATGAACCTGAAGCACCTGACTGATAGAATCCAGTGAAAGGAAGTTCTACCATGATACCACCAGGACCTGAGATAACAGGAGAGTTAGGCTCAAATACAAGCTCATCTATCCAGAAATCTACCATTTCGTTCCCAGCAGAACCAGCACCAGTACCATGAGTTAAAGTAATCTGAAGACTCGTAGACTGGTTGTTGAGTGCTTTGTTAAACTGTGTCATGCTATCAAACAACGCAGTAGCTGTACCAGAAACCTTTACCAAACCTTCAGGCATGGAATATCTCTGACCAGTACCATTGATAACATAAACACTACCATCAAGGTTATTTTCGACATTCAAATCAAGCTGAGTCACAATACCTAAAGCCGTACCACCTTCTTTAATAGTAGCCTCAAATCCTGTAAATCCAGAACCGTAGGTTGCTGTAGTAGAAGATGACCAGTCAGAAGCATTCGCCTGTAATGTAGCTGCTGTGATAGTCATAGCTGCTCCCATCATAGAGAATACTGTCTCAATGTAACCTTCAGGCTTGAAAGACCATTTTGCACTATTTACTTT